AAGATGAAGGGCGAGGCGTAAGCACACTGATGGCGGGCGATCCCGCCGGGAGAACCTCACATGACTCTGGAAGCAACCTTTGTTCAAGACGGGCTGAGCATCGACCACACCCCCGCTGCCAACGTGGCGGCCGGGCAGGTGGTCGTGCTGGGCAAGGTGTGTTTCGTGGCCAAGGTGCCCATTGCACAGAATGCACTGGGCGCCCTTGCGGCCACGGGCGTGTTCGACGTGCTCAAGACCGCCGAACTGGCCGTCACCAGCGGCGACGCGGTGTACTGGAACGATTCGACCAACCGGGCCACCAAGACCACCACTGACATCTATATGGGCGTGGCGGTCAAGGATGCCGCTGCTGGCGACGCCACGGTTCGCGTGCACCTGCGGAGCCTCCAGGAGGTCGTGGCCGACCAGCTGGGCCTGGCGGACCTGTCCGATGTGAGCACCGCGACGGCCACCGCCGGTAACGTGCTCATCGGCAACGGGACCGCCTTCGCGGCCGGCAAGCTGGGCGCTACCAGCCTGGCCACCGTCGCCGACGGTGCATCCGGCGCGCCGATTCTGATCCGCAAGACCTGCACCGCGACCGGTTCCGGCGACTTGACGGTCCTGGCCTCGGCCCCCGTGAAACTGCTGATCGTGGACGCCTGGATGGTCGCGCGCGACACCCAGGCCGCCAACGTCAAGCTCCATGCCGGCACGGCCGGGACGGACGACATCACCGCCGCCGTGGCCAAGGGCACCGCCGACAACGCCATCGTCCGCTTCGCCACAATCGTGGCGGCCAAGGACGAGATCGCGGCCGCCGGGGCCATCAAGGCCAACTTCTCGGCCGCCGGCGCCGCGGACGTGTTCGTGCTGGCGGTGCCCATCGCGTAGGAGGCCCGGGCGTGGCGGATCTGCTCCAACAGGCTGTCGACTGGCTGGACAGCGTGCGGACCACGCACCTGTCTCAGACGGTCACGTACCAGCGGGGCAGCGAGTCCGTCCAGCTGGCGGCGACGCTGGGCAGCACTGGTTATGAGACGAGCGACGACTTCGGCGCCACCGTCCAGGCCCGCACGACTGACTTCATCGTCTCGGCCGACGCGCTTGTGCTGGATGGCCAGATAGCGTCCCCGCAGCCGGGTGACCGGATCAGCGTGACGACCGATGCGAAGGTGCTGGTCTTCGAGGTGCTGGCCCTGCCCGGCGGGGAGCACTACCGACCGGCCGACCCGCACGGGCAGATGCTGAGAATTCACACCAAGCAGGTGGACGAGGTGCTGACCTGATGTGCAGCGATAGTGACCAGCCTGTGTGCCGTAGCCTTGGCGAAGGCACGTATGACCGGGTGTGTAGGGGCCAGTTCTCGTCCATCCACACCAAGCTGGACCGGCTGGATGAGGCCCTCCGGGGCAACGGTAAGCCGGGCATCCAGCTTCGGCTGGCCCGGCTGGAGACCTCTGAAGCCGTACGGTCCAGGCTGCTTTGGATCATCGCCGGCGCGACCACGACCCTCGCGGTCAGTGCGCTATGGAAGCTGATCATCGGAGGCTGACGTGACCCGCAAGTGGCTCCAATCAGCTGACGTGGACATCGATGAGAACGGTGCACTGCTGGTGCGCACCGCTGAACCCGACCCGGCGCCCGAAGTCCTGCCGGCCGTCATCAACTACTCCACCTCGGGCGACAAGACGGTCATCGCGGCCGTGGCAGACCAGCGGATCGTCGTGACCGGCGCCCTGGTGGTCTGCGGGGCGGCGGTGACGCTGACCTTCAAGAGCGGCTCGACGCCGATCACCGGGCCGATGACCTTCGCAGCTGGCGGCGGTTTCGGCCGTGACGCCCGGCCCGATGGCTACCTGTTCCGCACGGACGCGGGGCAGGCCCTGGTATTGAACCTCTCGGCCGACGCGGCCGTGGGCGGATGCCTGACCTACTACCTGGAGTGATTCCCATGAAGCGATTCGCCTCTGTCATGTTGATGGTGTGCGTTCTGGCCGTGCCCGCATTGGCGGCGACGTACTACGCCGCGCCGGGCGGGACTGGAACAGGGAAGTCTATCGACTCACCCGCCACCGTGGTCAGTGCTGTGGCGCTGTGCGGATCGGGCGGGACGGTCCAGCTCGCCGACGGCACCTACACCGGCGCGTCGGGCATGATCTACATGCTTGGCAAGGTGAACGTCACCGTCCGCGCTGCCCATGACGGGCAGGTCTGGCTGGACGGCAACGGTCAGAACCAGCCCGTGCGCCTGGACACCTGCCGGGGCGTCACCATCGAGGGGATCAACGCCAGCCGGTCGAATGTCTCCGTGGTGGACGTGTTGCACTGCCACGACGTCACCATCCGCCGGGTCTGCGCGTGGAATGCGGCCGAGGGCAACAACGTCATCTTCGGCGCGCACTGGAGCACGGGGACGAAGTTCGAGGACTGCGGCGGCTGGGGGCGGGCGCGGAAGACGTTCAGTTGCTCGCAGGACTGCAACTACACGAAGTACCTCCGCTGTTGGGGCCGGTGGGAAGCGTGTCAGAGCGTCGGGCCGAAGCACACGTTCGAGGGCAACTACAACAGCTACAACACTTGGTTCATCAACTGCATCGGGACCTGGGACACGTCCACCGGCAAGATGCCCGAGTCCTACACGCTGCTGGACTACTACGGAAAGCCGTGGACCGGTGCCGGGGCCGGGCAGTACCGCAATTTCGCCGTGAACCAACCCTACGGCATCTTCGCCGAAGCCAGTCTGTATCCCAACTACCTCAACATGTGCACGGGCACGCGGTTCTTCGGCTGTCTGGCCTACGTGCTGCCCACTCAGCGAGCCAGTTTCACCGGTGCGTTCTTCGTGACTCGGCTCAACGACGTGCAGCTTTTTGGCTGCCACGCCAGTGTCGCCAGCGGCGGTCCTGCATTCTTCCTGGCCACCAATGACCGTGACAAGAGCCGGGGCACGGACCTCCGCGCGTGGAACCTGGCCCACTACGGCGGCAGCGTGAAGCTGTACCCCGAGTGGGAGCTGAAGAACGTAGTCGAACGACTGCCGCTGCCGCAGACAACCTGGAAGATGCCCTATGAGGGCGACGCCAACGCCGACGGCATGGTCGATGTGGGCGACCTGGGTGTGCTCTCTGCCAACTGGGGCACTAAGCCCCGGTACGTCGGGAGCTGGGAGGTCGGCGACTTCAACCGCGACGGCAACGTGGACACGGGGGACATAGGCATCCTGTCGTCCAACTGGGACACCGCCAAGCCCCTATGGCCCTGGCCGATGGAAGCCCGTATCGCCCAGGCGATGGTGCTGGGCGGCTACCCGGCCCTCAGTGTGACCCATCAGGTGGAGCAGGCGTTCGGCGAAAAGCTCGTACCGGAGGAACCCCCCGTGTCGAACACGACCATCATCTACCCCGTCACTGGCGGCATGTACCGCTACGTCAAGAACGGCGACCTGGCCATCGGTGAGACCTGGACGCAGATTCACAATGGCGGTGGTTCGATCCCTGCCAGTGCAACGGACTTCTTCCCCAGTATCGCTCGATCATCGCGGGACGCCTACGAGAACGAATCCGCCGAGATCCAACGCTCCGCCTACCGGTTCTCGCTGGTGGCGCTGGAAGGCAAGGTGATCGAGAGCATCAGCTTCCACATCAACCTTGAAGGTGGCAGCGCGGCGGACAAGGTGCAACTGATGCAGACATCGCTCCTGGCCAGCATGAGCGACCCGGCCAACTACGCCCGCTGTCTGTCGCAGGGCACTGGCAGAGGCGCGATCAGCCTGGTCAGCGGCTTGGAGTACAAGGTGGACCTGCCCACTACATACTCAGAAACGCTGGACCTGGCGATCCTGGAGAACAACCACGACTACGCCGGCACGGGCGAGGTGGACCACGACAGCGCGTACTTCTTCATCAATAGCGGCGACACGCGCCCCCGGCTGGTCGTCACCTGGTCCGAGCCTGCCCCCGCCGGTCCTCCTGTTGGCACGCTAGGCCTTCTGGGGGTGGGCCGTTGAGCTTGGTCCTGGACATCGCGACGGCCGTGGCCGCGGAGCTGAACGCCGCGCCGGAGGGCACGTTCGGCGCGCCTGTGCAGGCCGTGTGCAGCGTGCTGCCGGTCTACGACCTCACACAGATGGCCGACCTGAAGGTGACGGTCGTGCCCAAGGGCGTGCAGATCAGCGGCGCGACTCGCGCGGCCAGCCAGTTCGACGTGCAGGTGGATGTGGGCATCCAGAAGAAGCTTGGCAGCGATCTGGAGACTGAGGTGGCGACCCTGCTGGACCTGGTGGACGAGGTTGCACAGTACCTGCGCAAGCGCCCGCTGGCCGGTGTTCCGCATGCATCCTGGATATCGACGGCCAACGAACCTGTGTACGCGCCGGAACACCTGGCTGACAAGCGGTTGTTCACGAGCGTCCTGACCCTGACCTATAGGGCTATCGCATGATCCGATTGGATGTGAAAACCCTGTTCTTCGACTCCCGCGCCGTGCTCGAGAAGGTCGATGCGGCCACGCGGAGGGTGCTGTCGCGGTTTGGTGCGTTCGTGCGCACCACGGCCCGGCACAGCATCCGCAAGCGCAAGGGGATCTCATCGCCCGGATCGCCGCCCAGCAGCCACGTCGGCACGCTCAAGCGGCTGATCTTCTTCGGCTACGACCTGTCGGCCCGGTCGGTGGTGATCGGCCCGGCGCCCTTCCGCAGTACGGTCGAGGCCCCGCCGCTGCTGGAATACGGCGGCACGGCCAGTCGCAAGGACCTGCCTGCCGGTCAGGCAGACCGCAAGGGCCGGCATGTGCTGGCCAGGTATGCCGCCAGACCTTTCATGAAGCCCGCATTCGAGAAAGAGAAGTCCAAGCTGCCCGCGATGTGGGCCAATAGCGTCCGCTAGCACAGGCTCAAAGGAGAAACCAGTGTCAACCGTACTGTTCGTGATGGGCATGAACGCCAAGGCGTACTTCGGCGTGGCGGAAGCCTCGCTGGGCTCGCTGAGCGAGATGTCCAACATCAAGGATCTCAAGGTCGCGATGGAGGCGGGCGAGGCCGACGTGACCACCCGCGCCAACAGCGGCTGGGAAGCTACCGCCCCCACGCTCAAGACCTGCTCGGCCGACTTCAACATGCAATGGAAGCCCGGCGACCTGGCCTTCGAGGCCATCAAGGACGCCTTCCTGGCCGGCGGCCAGATCGAGCTGGCCCTGCTGACCGGGGCCAAGGATGCCAGCGGTTCCGAGGGCCCCAAGGGCAGCTTCTCCATCACCAAGTTCGAGCGCAACGAGCAGCTCAAGGAGGCGGTGATGGTAGACGTCACGGCCAAGCTGGCGCTGTTTGGCGAGTGGATCAAGGTCTAGCGGGCCTCGCGCCTGTCAGAAGGAGAGCATCATGAGCGTGAATGTGACCTATCAGTCCAACCTGACCGTGGCCGAGGTCCTGGAGACCGGCGTGTCGGGCGTGGCGACGTCGGCCAAGAAGACCGTCACCCACGACAAGTACAACACCGGGCCCACCGCCATCAACGGTGCCACCACCCCGGCCGCGACCAAGGTGGCTGAGTTCGAGGCGGCCCTGACCGCCGGCGCCGCGAGCATCGACCTGACGGCCCTGGTGGGCACCAACGGAGCAGCGGTCAACGGCACCGGCCTGAAGGTCCAGGCCTTCAAGTTCCGCGCCAAGGCCACCAACACGGGCGCCATCACCATCGCCAAGGGCGGCACCAACGGCTACGGCCTGCTGGGCGCGGCCTTCTCGGTCGCCCTGGCACCCGGCGCGGAGATCCAGTCCCTGACGGCAGCCGGCTCGCCTGCGGTGGGCGGCACCGCCAAGACTCTGGACCTCAGCGGCACGGGCACGGACGTGCTCGAAGTGGCCATCATCCTCGGCTAACCGGAGGCACCATGCGAAGTTTCACTGACTCAACCGGCCGCTCCTGGCAGCTGGAGGTCCTGGTCGGCACGATCAAGCGCGTCCGCGCGCTGGCGGGCGTGGACCTGCTGGGCGTGCTGGAGGGGGTGATGCTCGACAAGCTGGCCTCCGATGCGGTGCTGCTGGTGGATGTGCTGTACGCCTGCTGCAAGGAGCAGGCTGATGGCCTGGGCATCTCCGACGAGCAGTTCGGACGCTCGATGACCGGCGACGCCCTGGAGGCGGGCAGCCTGGCGCTGCTGGAGGCGTTAGCGGATTTTTTCCCATCCCGCCAGCGCCTGTTGCTTCGGCAGGCCCTGGCGCAGGCGGCGACGATGGCCGACCAGCTCCTGGCCCAGACGGCCGCGAGCCTGGAGGCCATGCCGGGCGCGCTACCGCCCAGCGCTGCTGGGAGTTGATCTACGAGCTGGCCGGGCTGGCCCACGTGGTCCCCGACGGCCTGAGCCTGCGGCAACTGCGGCAGATGGCCCGGGGTAGCTGGGGCCCGACGGCCAGCCTGATGGCGGCGATGTACGAGCTGCACCGCGACCCAGCCCGACGAAGCCGGCCGTTTGGCCCGGCCGACTTCGACCCGTTCGCGGACGATCGGCCCCATGGCGAGGGCGGCGTGATCCGGGTCGAGGGCGAGGGCGTCGCCTACATGCGAGAGGCGTTCGAGAAGGGTTTCAGACCGCATAGATAACAAGGAGATCGAACATGAAGCCTGGGTACAAGACGACGGAGTTCTGGTTGAGCCTGCTGGCGACGCTGGTGGGCTTTGCGATGGCCTCGGGGCTGCTGGACAGCCAGCCGGCGGACTCGTGGATCGCCCGCGTGGTGGGTGGCATCGTGGCCGCCCTGGCGGCGCTGGGCTACACGGCCAGCCGCGCCAAGGTCAAGACGGAGGCGCCCAGTGGCGGGGCTGCTTGAGGCCCTGGCGCCCGTGATCGCGCTGGTGCTGGGCGTGCTGCTGGAGTTCTTCAGCAAGCGCGCCCAGCCCTCAGCCGAGGACGGCGATCCTGACACGCAGCTCCGCGACCGGCTGCGCCGGCGCGTGCGGCAGTACTGGCCGGTGGTGTTGGTGGGCCTGCTCCTGCTGTCCGGCTGCGGGAGCGGTGCACCATTCGTCCGCACGATCTACGTGCCCGACGGCACGCCCGTCCGCCTGCGCGAAACGATTCACGGCGTGAAGGTCTGGGTGAAGGACGCTGACGGGCAGGCTGTGCCTGGGCGGATGGACCTGCCGGAGGGGTGGTACGCGATACCGGCACCAACTGGGGAGGAGTAGTCCATGCCTCAGGCAGGCGCCATCCGAGCCGGTCGAGCATTCGTCGAGCTGTTCGCCGACGATGCCCAGCTCCGCAAGGGCCTTAAGGGCGCATCCGACCGCCTCAAGGCCTTCGGGGGCGTCGTGCGCAACATCGGGCTGGGCTTCACGGCTCTGGGCGTGGGAATCACCGCGCCGCTGATCGCCGCGGCCAAGGGCTGGGCCAAGGCCGGCGATGAGCTGTACGACATGGCCCAGCGGACGGGCATGAGCGTCGAGCAGCTGTCGGCGCTGTCCTACGCGGCTGCGCACACCGGCGCCGACATGGCCGGCGTCGAGGTCGCCGTGCGGCGGATGCAGAAGTCTATCGCCGGCGTGGCCGACGCTGCCGAGGGGACCACCGGCAAGATGGATGACCTGGGCCTGTCGGCCCGGGACTTCGCCGGCAAGGGTGTATACCAGCAGTTTGCCACACTGGCGACGGCCATCTCGAGGATCCCGGATGCGACCGCCCGCTCGGCGGCGGCGATGAACGTCTTCGGCCGATCGGGCACGATGATCGTGCCGATGCTCGAGCGGCTCAACGAGCTGACGGGGGAGGCCAAACAGTTCGGATTCATCCGCTCGACCGCGTCGGCCAAGCAGGCCAAGGAGTTCGCGGACGCCCTGATGATGCTGACCAAGGCGGCCAAGGGCCTGTGGTACAGCCTGGGCTCGGCCGTGGCGCCGATCCTCAAGGACCTGGCCGACCGGCTGCGGGACGGGGCGATCTGGCTGCGGGACTTTTCTAAGGAGCATCCGGGGCTTATCAGGCTGGCCTTCAGACTTGGGGCCGGGCTGGCGCTGGCTGGGGCGATGGTGGCGGCGCTGGGCACGGCGCTTCAGCTCACCTCGGCGGTCCTAGGCACCTACGCCGCCATCCAGACCATCGCGGCCAAGAAGGCCGTGGCTGCCAACCTCGCGCAGACAGCAGGGCAGGCTGCGCTCACGCGGGCGACCATCAGCCACGTCACCGTCCTGGGCGCCTACTCAGCCGTGCAGGCGAGAGCGACCCAGGCGGCCGTGGTGGACGTGGGCGTGATGCAGGCGCACGTCGTGGGCCATCGCCAGGCCGCGACGGCTGTCGCGCTGCACGCGCTGGCCCTGGCAGCCCTGCAGCGGCAACTGACCACCACGGCCATCGTCGGCCCTGTGACATCGGGCCTGCGCACCTACACCACAGCCCAGCTTGCGGCCCTGTCGGCCACGAAGCTCCTGCCGCCGGCGGTGGCATCCTCCGGCGGGGCGATGGCTGCCTTCGGGGCGATCATGGCCAAGGTCGGCGCGGCGATCAGCCTCATTGCGGCCCCGGTGGTGCTGGCGGTCGGATCGGTGCTGGTCCTGGCGGCCGGGTTCACCTACGCGGCCCTCAAGGCGCGAGCAGCCGAGAAGGCCCAGCGCGAGCTGGAGAAGGCGACCGCCGAGTACGCTGCCGTCGCCAGTCAGGCTGCGGCCGCTCGCGCGGATGTGCGGTCCGCGCAGTCCCCCGAGCAGCAGGCGGACGCTCTGGGCCGGCTGGCGAAGGCGTACCAGCAGCTCCAGGAACTCGAACAGATTCAGGGTGGGGAGGGTTCAGCCCAGCGCGCCGAGGCTTACGGCAACCTCGCGGCCGAGGCGTCAGCCAACCTAGCCAAGGTCCAGGACGCCATGGCCCAGGCCCGCCAGCAGGCCCAGCAGCTGGACGACTCGATCAACGACCTGGTCGCCGACCTCTCGACCCAGGTGGTGACGTTCGGGATGTCGTCGCGCGCAGCGCAGCTCTATGGCCTTCAACTCAAGGGCGCCACCGACGCGCAGCTGGAGCAGGCTGCCGGCCTGATGGTGCAGCTCAATCAGATGGAGGCTGCCCAGAAGCGACGCGAGAAGCTGCGCCAGGCCCAGGAAGATTTCAACCGCCGGATGTTCGAGATCGGTCGCGATATTGTCAACGCCGTCGGCACGCCCCAGGAGAGGCGCCAGGTCCGCGTGGCGGAGCTGACCCAGGGCGGCCTGAGCGACCAGCAGGCCCAGAAGGTCGCCGACGCCGAGGCACTGGCGCAGCGGGTCCAAACCCGCAAGGACCGTCTGGAGCAGGCCGGCCAGACCGATGCCCAGCGGTCTGCTGACCTGGCGGAGCTGGAACTCCGCGCCAAGTACAAGGGCGTGGAACTGGAACGCCAACTGCTGGAGCTGGAGCATCAGCGGGCCCGTGCCCAGGCCGCCCGCCTGGGCGCCAGCGTGGAGCTGGTGGACCGCGAGTATGCCCTGCGGGAGCAGCTAGCTCAGCAGGGGCCCTCCGGCCTCAGCTCGCGGGGCGTGTTCTCGGTGGCGGCCCTCCAGAGCCTCCAGGGCTCCGCCTCAGCCGATCGGACCGCCCGGGCCACGGAGGAGACCGCCCGAACCGTCAAAGAGCAGTTGGCCCTGACCCGCAAGGCCAAGGGCCCGGTGTTCACGTAGGAGCCG